CCTCCACCGTAGGAGCCGTCTTCAGCGAACCAGTAGAGCGATGATGTATTCATGTCTTAAGACCTCATTCCTTCTCTGATTCCTTGCATGATTTCTTGGGCGTTGGAGCGATTCCATTCCCACATACCGCCCGCCTCATTGGTGATGCTCTGGCAAACCTTGAAGCGGATTTTGTCGATGATGGCCTTGGCGAGCGAGGTGCTCCACTCGGGATGCTCGCAGGATTGGTACTCGAAGCATCGAAGAGCGCCGAGCACATGCCCCCACGGGATGACGGGCCCGCCGAGATACTGGGCGATGTCTGCCCCGTTGTGTGGCCTTGTCTTCTCTGTGGTGAACTCTTTGTATCGGTAGTTCACGCTGTCGAGGTTGGCCTGATGGAGGAGCCCCTTCACCATGTCGGCGTGCTCGTAGCGGTTGAAGTTGTGCCACCTGTCGCCGTGATAGACGTCCAGTGTGGCACTCGTCCCCACTCCCATTAGTCCCGCCGAGACCAATAGGTCTAGGTGGTCATTGCTTACCATGTATGCACTCACTTTAATTTCCCTTCTGTTAGTGCTCCCCGAAGTGTATCACACTTGCGAGGGGGATTGGTGTATCCCCGTGGATAGTCGGGACTCGAACCCGAAGAGCGACCGACTCGCCTACCCTGTCCTGTCTTAAGACCTACAACCGAATCCCGAACCCGAAAGCGGTTTCGCCGTTCTCGTGGCCGATGAGCAGTGTTCTATCGGCTACGCCTTCGCTCCACTCGGAGCCCTCGCCCATCTCGTATGGGTCGAACGCCTCCGCTATCTGGATGGCCTCCTCGATGTTCTCGGCCTCGATTCTGGCCGTGTAGGTGGTACCCGTAAGTACCTCTATGTGGTATATCTTTTTCATGTCTTAAGTCCCCTTTCGACTTACTTGCGGAGCCTTGGCGCTCCCCTCCCGCCTCCGACCTCGGCCGAAGATGAGAGGGGAACGGGGGAGCCTTTTCGATCGACTCCCCCCCTCCCGCTTAGATGGTGAACGCCTCCCCGCATCCTCCGCACGTGATGCCCTTGAGAAGAGCGGTCATGCTCGTGCGAATCGTAGACCCGCATCCACATGTGGCCTTTTTGAGATTCTTATCCCGTCCCTTAGGAGCGGGCGAACCTCCGCCGAATGTGCCGAATCCGCCGAACCCGCCACCGAACCCGCCGAGGTCATGACGTGGGGCGCTGGCCGTGATTGCCTCCTCGATGGTGGCGATAGCCTCCGCCCATCGTGTAGCGCATTCCTCGCCTACCTCGGTAGGGCTCCATCCGATAGTTTTGTGCTCGGTTTTGGTGAGACCTAAAAGCGACTCGGCCGCAACCTTGAACTTCTTATTGTGGCGACCGTTCGAGTCTACGTCCCGTATCCCGCTCGCAATGTTGTAGGCGTGGGCTACCTCGTGAGCGACCGTGCCGAAAACATCCCGAGCGCCTCGGCCGAGGTTCTCCCCGCTTACCATGATTTCATGAAATCCCCGAGTGACCGTGGTAGTCATCGGTGCACCCATGGAGACGGCCGTAGCCCCGTAGGCGTAGTCCGTGTCTATGTCCTCGATGTTCTGCTCCCATGCGGGGCGGACGGTGATATGACCCCATGCTCGGGCGTCACGCTTCACGATGAAGAGGGCGGGCGGGAGGTCTACGCCCGTGGTCGCTTTCACGTGGGGAGCGAGGTGCTCCCGATAGACCACGTGAAGAGCCTCGGTAATCGGCGCAAGCGTTACCTCCTCGGTAGGTGTTGGTTTCGTTGATGTATTCATATTGTCCCCTTAAGACATGAGAGCCGAATTGCTCTACATGTGAGCGTAGCCGATACGTGCAACGATTCACGACATGGGGAGGACATAAGACATGTGAAATACGTCACACCACTTAAGACAGCAGACCGCTAGCAAAAGTTAGCAATGTTTCACGTGAAACATTCGGAGGAGGAAAAGAGGAGGAGAGGCCACCCCACTCACTAGGCGTCGGTACCGTCACCCCACGACATGCCGAAGCGCATACCATCCATAGACCCGACCGACCGAGCGAGCCCAACAGAATCCGAGCGCACCACCCAACCCGAGCCCGACCCGCCAGCACCGAGCGCCACACCAACCCGCAACCCGTAGTCTGCCTTAGCACCCCCCCCTATATAGGTATGTTATGGCTTTTGCATGGATTCACTCTTTTGTGGTGTTTTGCCGTGTGGTTTGTTTGGTGACTGTGTGTGGTTTGGTTGGTCACTGTGTGTGGTCTTCATCTGTATTGTTGCACATTTTAGGTTAGGGCTCAGAAGTGAATGTTGTTATCCACATTGTCCACAACTTCTCTGTGAACAACCGAACGTAGTGAGGGCGTTAGCCCAACCGTAGGGCGGGAGTGCTCGATAGATGGGTCTATGGCTTCCCCCACACTTCAACAGCAACTTAATGCTGTTCGGTAGCCGTAGCCAAATTCTTTCAGCCGACACCGTTTCAAAACTGTTCGTGTTTCATATCGAGTAAATGTCGTTACTCACGCCGCTTGTTTCTCTTACGCAACAGGGGAAGGATCGGTCATGGGTACTTCTTGGTTGCAGGAAACATCTACCCTAGTTTCCTAGTGTGAATTGGCCCGCACCGTGCGAATGGTGTACACCCTTGCTTGCCTCAACTGCTTCCCAGCGTGGAGGTCTTGCTTGATTGCGAACACAGATTAGCATGCTGTGTTATTCTTTGCAACATGGCAAAAGGTAAAGACGATAAAAAGAATTACACACCAGCACAAATTATGGCGTTGAAATCTTCTATTGGTCCTCGTGCAACGGAAGCGTTCACTGCTCCAGGCCAAAAACCATCTGGTCTTGCACCTTCTCGCCGTGACGGTAAAGGTTTAATGCCAGAAACCAAAACTCGTTTAACAGTTATGGATCAAAAGCCTTCTATTTTTTCTCCTTCACAAGTTGGACGTGCAATTTCTAACGCAACTCGTGGAATGCAAGGAGCATCAGTTATTCAACCTCCACGCAAAATGGACGTTCTCGGTGTTGCTTTAGGAGCCGCCGCAGTTGCCGCACCCCGCACCGCTTATACAGCAGGTCGTGCCGCCGCATCAAAACTGACAGCGAAAGATTTCCCTGCTCGTGTCGCTAATAAAGTGATCCAAAACCCGATCGGTAAAGTTGTTGACGTCACCAAAGGTGGCATCACAGGTCAAATGAGCAACGTTAGTCGTGTGTCCGCCAACGTACAAAAAAACCCAATGAACGTTCTTTCGGGAGAGAAGTCAAAAATGATTTCGTCTTTCGTAAAGAAAGGTCAAACAGCGCAAAAAGTTCTTGGTGGCGGAGCGGCATACAGCGGTGGAACATCTGCTGGAGCGGCCAACCAGGCTAACAAGCGCAGAAAATAAACATGTTGGAAGGGGTTGAATATGGGAACTAAAAGAGCCGTACCTGCACAAGACAAAGCAAAATTTTTTGCGTTGATCGCCGCAGGCCAATCCATCAAAGCGGCATGTGCCGCATCAGGTGTCCACTACAACACAGGTTCCCGCTGGCTTAAAAGAGCAAAAGAAGCAGAAGCAGGCAGACGAGAAGCCGAAGCAAAAGGTTCCCGTGGTAAAGGTTCAGGCGGACGTCAAGAACTTGACTATCAACGACTCATGGATGCAGTCGACCTACCATCGGCTATCCCGTTCGACATGCTCAGCGAAGAAGCCCAGCGAGGGCTAGAGGATTTTGATTATTTCCGTCGACGCTACCTTGGCCGTGTGCCATCCCCATGGCAGGTAGAAGCCGCAGTTACCTTGGTGAAACTGTTGGAATCAGACGAAAAAGAATTTGTTGTATTAAACGTTCCGCCAGGTGCAGGCAAGTCAACATTGTTTCATGATGTCGCCGTGTGGGCTATTTGCCGTAACCGTCGTATCCGAGTCATGATTGGCTCGGTGTCGGCCGCTATGGCTAAAATGTATTCACGACGTATCCGTGAAACACTTGAACGTGTAACACCAATGGAACCAGACCCGATACTGGTAGAGAAGGGATTAGCAATCAATGCCGAAGCATGTTTATCACTGGACTATGGAAGATTCAAACCAGTCGACAAAGGAGCCCTCTGGCGAGCAGAAGAATTTGTTGTGGAACAACTGGATGGAAACGGGTTGGATAACAAAGAACCAACCGTTCGTGCATACGGTATTGAAGCGGAGTTCATCGGACATCGAGCCGATCTATGTCTTTTCGATGACGTTGCTTCCCCAGACAACGCCCGAGAGTCAGTGGCTCGTGACAAGTTACTTGAGCGATGGGACAACGTCGCTGAGGCTCGGTGTGACCCAGGCGGACTCCTTGCAGTTGTTGGCCAGCGACTTGGCTCGGGAGATCTCTACGCTCATTGCCTCGCAAAAGAAACCTATGACGTCGAATCCGAAATGGAATATGACGGGTCGGATGTTCTCAGCCCTGAAGAACTTGCGGCGCAAGAACCAGTAAAACAAAAGAAATATCGCCACATCGTCTACAAAGCGTATTACGATGAGTTGGACACAGGAAAAGAATCCCGCAGTTTCAAAGCGAAACCCTACCCTGAAGGTCCACTCCTAGATCCCAAACGACTCCCCTGGTCAGACCTGTCTTTTATCCGCTACAACAAACCAGACATTTTCCGTGTCGTCTACCAACAAGAAGACCTCGACATCGAAAACCGATTAGCGGACCGAACCTGGATCACAGGCGGAACAGGCATCGACGGAGTTATGTACCCAGGATGCATCGACTCCGAACGTATGCCAGGAAACATCCCACGAGACCTAGCCCACCCATGGGTATCAATCGTATCCATCGACCCATCCCCAACCATGTTCTGGGCTTTTGTTTGGATCATCTACCAACCAGAACAAAACCTCTACCACGTAGTAGACGTAGAACGAACCAAAATGACCGCCGAAGAAGTACTCGGATACGACACCACAACCCGAACCTACTCAGGGAAAATGGAAGAACTACAAAACCGTTCCTACGACATGGGCTACCCCATCACGCACTGGGTAGTAGAAATCAACGCCGCACAACGATTCCTACTCCAACACGACTTCGTCCGTAAATGGCAATCCCGACACGAAGTAAACATCGTCCCCCATACCACCAGCCGAAACAAGGTAGACGAAAAATCAGGTGTAGAAGCACTACTCCCACCTCTCATCAGGTCAGGAGCGCTACGCCTCCCCACCATGCGCAACAACTGGAAAACCCTCGCCGTCATCGACGAACTCACCAAATGGCATCGAGACAAAAAGAACGGCACCGACATCGTGATGGCATTATGGATGGCAGTACTCAACCTGCCCAACTTGACAACAATCAAAATTCCACCCAGACAATGGAGGCCATCCTGGATGCTTAACAGGTAATGGTATGTTACTGTTACACGTAAGTTTGTCTACCAGAGGTCATGAATGAAAAGTGTTGAAGAAATTGTAGATCTCTACAAACAGCGCCGAGAAGCCGCTGGCCCAGTGTTACAACAAATGCGAGAAGTACGTCGTCTTGCCAACGGTGACGTCGTAGTTCCACTTTCAGAACTGGACCGTACCACACGATCCTCAGTCGCAAACCTCTTCATCACAGGCCTCGAACAAATGTCGATGCGTTCAGCATCAACCCTAGCCTCCGTGTATTTTCCTGCCTTAAGAGAGGGACAGGAACGATCCATGAAACTGGCCCGAGATCGCAAACGAGCGATGGAAGCAATGTGGTCAATGAACCGCATGCAACAAAAAGACCGTCGACGTTTCCGTCACTACTACGCATACTCCAATGCCCCAGTCTTCCTAAAGCCCAATTTCAACAAGCAACTTGTCGAATGGCATATCCGCAACCCCCTAGACACCTTTGCCTCACCAATCGTCGATGCAGACAACCCAGTCCCCGACGACGTCATCTTCACATACTCACGAACCTACAAGTGGTTGATGCAGAACTTTGGTCCGATGATCGACGGCCAACTCCGAGTAGCCAACCCCAAAACCGACGACATGTTCACCATCATCGAATATGTCTGCGGAAACGAAATCGTCACCGCTGTACTCGGATCAGAAAAAGACCGTGACCCAGTATCAGGAATGGCCTACTCAGGACGTCCAGCAATGGAACTATCCCGCATCCCGAACCGAACAGGAATGCCGCTCGTCGTAATCCCACAACGAATCACTCTCGACAAACCACGAGGACAATTCGACGGCATCCTCGGCATGTACTACACCCGTGCCCGCCTTCAAGCCCTCACCGAAATCGCTATCGAGCGTGGCATCTTCCCCGACGAATACCTCGTTGCACGCCCCAACGAAAACCCAGAGATCATCCAGATTGCCGACGGCAAAACAGGACAACTCGGTGTCGTCAAAGGCGGAGACATCCAGCAACTCCAAACCAACCCAGGCTATAAAACCGACGTAGCACTTGACCGTCTTGAACGCCAAGAGCGACTTGAGGCCGCAATCCCAGCCGAGTTCGGTGGAGAATCAGGAAGCAACATCCGCACAGGCCGCCGAGGAGAATCCGTCCTCTCGGCCACCATCGACTTCCGAGTCCAAGAAGCACAAGACATTTTTGCCGCCGCCCGAGTTGAAGAAGACAAAATTGCTATCGCACTCGAAAAAGCATATTGGGGCAACACCGCAAAGTCGTTCTTCATCCCAGGCATGGGAGGCGGAGTACGTGACTACACACCAAACAAACTTTGGGAAACAGACTTCCACTATGTCGCCTACTCAGCGGCAGGTTCAGACGTCAACAGTCTCATGATCGGCATCGGCCAGCGAGTCGGAATCGGCACCATGTCGAAAGAATCGGCTCGTGAAGCAGACCCGTTGATCGCAGACCCAGAGTTAGAAAAGGACCGCATCGTCGCAGAAGGAATCGAAGCCGCACTGTTGTCTTCAATCCAGGCACAAGCCGCAGACCCGAACGGTCCATACCAACCAGACGACCTTGCATACATCGCATCGCAAGTACAACAAAACAGAATGAACCTTGCAGAAGCAATCATGGCGGCACAACGTCGAGCACAAGAACGACAATCCGCAATGGCAGAACAAGGTGCACCAGAAACTATGCCTGGACTTTCACTTCCAGGTATGGGTATGGAACAAATGGCGGGCCCTGCACCAGCAGAAGCAGGTCCACCATCGCTAGAATCATTGTTAGGACAATTAGGCGGCGGAGCCGCACCACAGGGGATGATGGCATAAATGGCAAAGCAATATCCAAACAGAAGCGACCTTCGTAACCCAGCACAAAAAGTTGCAAAGATGGCCGCTACAGGACAAACATACGGAAAAGCAACAGAACAAATGCGTGCACAAGAAGCCGTACCTGTTGCGTCTGCACCGACCGATACAGCACCGACACCTCCTCCCGCTCCAGCACCAGGAGCGTTGGGAGAATTTGGTCGTCCTACAGAACGTCCAGATGAACCAGGAACATTCGGTTCAATGGTTGGTGCAGGTCCAGGACCAGAAGTACTCGGTATCGGACCAACAGTTCCACAACTCGGATCGAAACGAGACCTTGTTGAACGAGTGCGTGCAGTAGCAGACGCATATCCGTCACCAGTGTTATTGATGTTTCTTTCTGAGTTGGAGCGTTCCTGATGCCTTTCTTCACTAACGACATGCCCATCAAAGTTGAAGACGTTGAAGCATGGGAAGAAGCACGTGGTCAACGTATTGAAACGTACAAAACCATGTACAGTCAAGACACGGCACAAAAACTTATTGATGCCGCAACCCACTACCACTGGGTCAACCCACAGTTGACAGCCGCTTTAATTCTTAACGGTGCAGACTATTTAATGCCAGAAGTTGCGGACATTGCCGCAGAAAAAATGGCGGAAGCAGGGATGGCCCCAGGAGACCGTTGGAAAAACCAACGACTAATGAACGCATTTATTTCAAAGAAGAACGGAAAGGTTAAGTAATGGGATTTGGCCTGAATCCGTTTGACTGGGTAGATAATGGTCTTGATGCCGCTGGCGACGCATGGGACTTAATGACCGACTCTTTTTCTAATCTTGTGCGTTCCCAAGGAAAAGTATTAAACGACACCCCTGGCGGACAAATTGCTAAAAAAACAATTAAACCAGTTACTCAAACAATAGAAACTGGAGCCAAGGTAGGAACACGAACAGCATCCGCCGCTTTTGATTTCCCTCTACAAGTTCTAAACAACACAATGGCTTACGGGTACAACAACAACCCCAACCTGAGACGTATACTCCCATTTGGAGAAAGCGACGGATTCGAAGAAGCCAAAGCATCAACACTTGAACAACTTGTTGGAATTATTCGCAACACCACAGTTGGAGAACTTATTGCTGACGCCCTGCCAGGTGGGGATAAAGTTGATGTCGGATCAGGATTCTTTGTTGGTGGAGAAACACAAAAAGAAATCAACGACAGAAAAAAAGAACTTTACCCAACTATCTACGGAAGCACATACACTGTAGGTCGACAATTTGCAGGACTCCTCGCAGACAACGGTGTAATTGAACCAGGTTCAGTTGGATACAACGTAATCTCTGGTGGTATCGATGCTGTGTGGACTGTTGGCGCAGACCCAACAAACTGGATACCAGCAGGTGCCGTATTAAAAGTTGGTGATCTTGCTGTCCCTTTGACCGCCGCCGCCCGTGCAGGAAAAAGAGCAAAAGTAACCACAACACTTTCCAAGAAGGCTGAAAAAATTATTAAGGACGCCGCCGAAAACGGCAAACTTGTACTTAACGAAGCAGGTCTTATCGATAACGGTCGCCGCACCGTAAGCCCCAATAACTGGGAAGCATTCAAAGTAACCAACAACGGAAAAGCATGGATCGATAGTTTTGTTGGAGAAAACGCAAACGACGCCGCTGTAATTTGGCGTGCATCAAACGGACAAATTCCACCAGGTACAGCACTAAGACTTTCTAAAGCAGACTCAGCAGAAGAAGTAACACAAATACTTGATGACGCTGTATACGGCCCAGACCCATTGAGTCATATCCGCATCATGCCAGGTGTTGACCCTCGACCAATCGTTACAAAAGTAGGGGCAACAATTAAGGGCAACGTTTCACGTTATCGCCCATTTGCTGACACAATGCCAGAGTCAACAGACTTCCTGTTGAACAACCCAGTGGCTTCAATCAAAAACGCTGACTCCGTTATGGGGGCACTAAAGGTAGATAACGACACACGGAACCGTCTACTCAATGATTTGTTTGAAGCGTTCAGCGGGACGGAAGATAAAGCAATTTTCGACTGGCTAAACGATTTTGAACAATCTGTAGTTGCATCACAACTTAGAAAGTGGAACTACACAGACGATGAAATTAAAAGAATTGCTTCATGGCGTGGACGTTACGAAGAAAAAGTTAGTGGTTTCGTAACAGACAGTGCTGGATCATCCGTACCTCTTGAATGGCTTGTAGGAGGTCCCAACGGTGGATATGGTCCTCTGCTTATTTCTCAACAGTTAAAGATAAACCCAACACTAATTGACCCTGAAGACCTGAGAATGATTTCCGACAGAATGGGACCACTCCGTTCACGAATTGAATCTTCTCGCCGTGTAGTTACAGATACAACTATCGACCCAGAAACTGGTGAAGTTGTTGTAGACCTAACGAAAAATAACCCATGGGTCAATACACCCCTCGCTGTAAAAGAAGCAGTTGATGACATTGTTGACTGGTCACAGTCACGTGTATGGAAAGCCAACATTCTCATCAGGCCTAGATACCTTCTTCGCACTTTGCCCGATGAAATGCTTCGTGTATCCGCATCAGGAATTTTTGACCATCCGTTCCAGTATGTAGCACAAATTTTTACGAACAAAAACTCTAAAGATATTTACGGGCGAATGATTACAACGTCACGTAAAGCCGCAAAAATTGAAGCCGAATTAATGGAGCAATCCAGGCTCTTGACTAAGTACCGAAAAATGGAAGCGGCGGGAATCCAAGATATTGAAGGAACATTAGTTAGCGAACTAATTGCGGGTGCCGAATCACAAATTGACGAGTTCAATAAAACTCTTGAGATTTTTGACGAGCGCATGGCTGAACTTATGCCTGGAATCGATGATGCTCTTCTTCAGGGGGCACCAACAAAAACCTTAGATCTTATGATGAACCCAGGGGCGGTTTCTTCTTTGAAGAAGACTGGTGCTCTTCTTTCTGTGGAGCGTAAAGTCAACCCAGATCTTTGGTCAAAAGCGATGGCTCAACGTCTTGCTGAGCGAGCATCGAATGGTTACTACCGATCGATGGCAAAGGCAGTCAAGGATGGGCAATCAATAGACCAAATCACACGCCGATTCTTCAATGGTGACTTAAGACAGTTTCTTGACCGCTACATCAATGACCTTGGAAACAAGGATCCTAACTATGTGTGGGATTTCAACGGTGTCCGAAATTTTGTACAAAAAAATCTTGACGACCTAAATATCTACACGTTTGGCGGAGACCAAAAACTTCTTGATGCAATCATTAGTAATTCATTTTTAGACGAAACGTTGTCTAGTACACGTGGATTCCAGAGGGTCGCAGAAGTAACAAAGGCACAAAAGAACGTAGCCTCCTATGAGCCAAATAAACTTCTTAAGAAATACATCAAGGATTCTTACTCCGATAGCCCTTCATCCCCAGATCGAGTTAACTACTTCCCATCGATATTTGACTCTGACTCAGCAACACTAAATGCTCGTGAAAGAATGAGCGCCCGTTACGACGCCATCCTTAACCTTTTCTGGGATGGTGTGTATGGAGCATCATCTGACAAACTTGCACGAAACCCACTATGGCAACAGTCAAAATGGCAAAGAATTGTTGAACTTGTTCCAGTGATGGCAAAAGAAGAAGCAATGTCTTTGGCGGATCGTGCGGCAAAGGCTGGAATATCTAAAACAATCGTAAAAGATATTCAAGACCTTGCGCTTAAAGCCAGTGGGGATATGACTGGGAAAGACGTTGAAGTTCTTGCTGAACTGTTTGCATCACGCAATGTTAAAGAAACACTGTTTGACAACTCACGACGCACAGCATTCGGTTCAAGATACAGAAGAATTTTCCCGTTCTATGACGCATTCGTAGAGTTAACAGGCTCCGCCTTAAAACTTGCGACAAACCCCAAAATCATTCACCGTGCCGACAAGGTAATTGGCGAAATGCGAGCCAATGAGTTCTTTGGTTCAGACATTGATGGCGATGGAAAAAAAGAATCGTTCCTTTATCGTGACCCAGCATCACAAGAAGAAATGTTTGCGTTTTCTATGTCTGGAGGATTGGCTAAACAATTCAGAGATTATGGTCTTGACTTCAGAGTCGGAAATACAATGAGTAGTTTGTCCATGATTACTACTCCATATCCTGGACTGTCACCTTTTGTCGCTTTGCCAATAACTAAAATTATTCCCGATGACCCAACTTGGGACAAGATGAAAGATTTGATTGCTCCATTTGGTGTACCAGATTTATCTGATCCAGCAATTGCTCAGTATCTTGTGCCTGGAGCATCTGAACAAATGTTGAGAATCCTTGGTTCAACAGGGTTGCCACTATTTGCAGATCTCAAAGATCGTGAAAAATACTCTCAGACTTTTGTGCGTTCCTTGCAGGTTCTTATGAACACCAAAGATTACGATCCGATTACTCCAGGCGTACAAGGGCCAGTAGGTTACGACTCTCAAGAAGAACTGAGAAGCGACGCCATTCAATTAGCAACCAATATCTACGGACTGGTTGGTGTTGCTGGCCTATTTTTACCTGGCGCTCCAATTGCTCAATGGTCGGCAAAAACAAAACAAGGCAATGTCTTAATTAGCGTCCTGTCGCAACGATGGTCACAGATCGATAAACAGGGAGACGAACAGGGATTGACATATCAAGACAAGGTTGAGCAGTTTGTCGAAGAGTTCGGCAGTGAAAACATGGTCGCCTTCCTTCAACCGATCACAGAACGAAGCATTGTCGGTTCTAACTCCAGTAAGGAATACTACGACTGGTATCGACAGAACAAGTCTGTAGTGGATAAATACAGCGAAGTTGGTGGATATTTTTCACCCAGTTCTGGAGAACTAGACCCTGACGTATGGAACATCCAAAGACTCGCTGGAGATGTTTCCTATAAAGATCCAGAAGAGTTTGCTAAGAATGTTGAGTCTGCTGTAGCGAACTTCCTCTTCAATAGAAACATACGGATATTCGAAGAATCAATTCCTCCTGCACAGCGTGATACTTCGGTTGCCGAACGGGCCATCAAGGCAGAAAAGGCTCGCCTTACAGAAGGCTTGAAAGAGGCTTACCCAAACTGGGATCGTGCGGTAGCGGCAACAGCCTCAAAGTCAAAAAGAAATATCCAGATGATGGAGATTCGCAAGTTTGTCGAAGAGCCAAGCCAGCAAGACAACCCAGTGGTTAAAGCGGTGAAGGATTATTTGGATTTCCGAGACCAAAACCTGGAATACGTAAAGCAAAGAAATCCAAAAATCAATGACGAAAACTGGAAGACCATGGCCTCTAACCCCTTTGCCCGTAGGTTGCGTGGGGTTTTATGGGAACACGGAGAGAAATTGGCGGAGGAATACCCGCAGTTCGTTAACCTGTGGCAGAATGTTTTGTCTCGTGAATTTATTTCAGTGGAAGATGAGGAATAAAAATGTCTGAAGGTGCAGATAAGAAGAATACGCCCAGGTCGACCACGACAACGACCATGCCTCCAACACAGCCCACCGTACCTGGTGCCAACAAGTTTGGTAGTACCCCCTCGACCACCCTGCCTCCAGGAACACCTACACCTGGCGCTAGTTCACGAGTGTCTCCGTCTTTGCAAGACGAAAATATCCTCGTTGAGGGAGAAACTGATCCATACCGTTACGCCATTGGTGTCAAGGGGCGGAACATTTATGACCCGATAACCAAGAAGATAATCCGTTACGAGGGGTACAAATACACTGGGCCAGGGGCTCCAGCAGGCGGAGCAACCCCTCAATACTTCTCAGGGGACGAAGACAAGATCGCAAACTTCGCTGTAGAAGATATTGCCAGCCTCCAGAGAGCAATGAGTTCTATCGGTTTATTAAGCGACAGATACGCACCAGGAGTCGCAGACTCATCTACCCGAAGCGCCTATGCCCGCCTTCTGGAGGAAGCAAACGTTTACGGTGAAGATGAGAATGCCGCCATTCTCCGTCTTGCCGCCGCTGGTGCGGGACGAAACAGGGGTCAACTAACCCAGTACCGAGTATCCAATGAAAAGGATGTTAAGTCGATTATCTCTCGTGTTGCTAAACAGACAATCGGTAGAAACCTGGCTGAAGCAGACCTTACCCGTATGGCCCAGTTATACAAAGAACTAGAAAAAGAGTCTGGTCTTGCCGCCGCTAGTCGTGCCGAAGTTATGGCCGCCCCAAGCCCAGAGGTATTTGCTCAGGAACAAATCCAAGAAATGCTCCCCGAGGAGACGAACGCTCGTCAATTCGGTTCGTATCTTGAAGCGATCAAGGAAAGGTACCAACTCTAATGGCAACACCAGTAGACCAAGAGTTTCTTAGTGGAATTAACACCCGTCGCAAGACCAACTATCAAAACATCAATGAGTATCTAACAAAAAATGGTACTTATAAAAAAGGTTCCGATGCTTATAATCGTCGCCTTTCCGCAGTTAAAGACTTTCGTTCTAAAAGTAAACGTCAGCAGACTGTTCTTTCTGGTGGTTTAATCGAGGAAGCAAAGAAGATTTATGGTTCATTAGCAGACCTGTACAACATCCCCGAACTTAAGACAATCTTTGAAGATGCGTTCGTTAACCAATGGACAGCAGACGAACTTATCCGCCAGATCGATAATACGGATTGGGCCAAGACCCGAACCGAGGCGCAAGAAAGATTCGATGTTCTCCAAACAACAAACCCTACCCAGGCCGCCGCTGAGGTAGATGCCAACCTGACAGTTGTTCGCCGTGTTCTCGCCACGAAAGGCATCAGTGTTACAGACGACCAGGCTCGTGTTATTGCTGAAAAGGGAACCCGTAGCGGGTGGTCAGGAAATCAATGGGATGAGTATTCAGCCTCTGAGGCTATTGCTTTGTCTTCTGCCGCCCCAGCCCAGGGTGGCGCTACGCAACCTGTATCTGCCGTAACCGCTACCGACCTTCGGAAGATTGCTAAAGACTTTGGTGTACCAGTATCCGACACGGTCCTAAACGATTGGGTTAACCAAATTTCCACCAACCGTAAAACAGCAGACCAGTTCGGTGAATACGCACGTTCATCCGCACAGACACTGTATCCCAGCATCACAGAGAGACTCAAGACAAGCACATTCGAAGAGATTGTTTCTCCCTACAAGCAGTTGTACGCCCAGGTTTTAGAGACCCCAGAAGACAATATTGATCTCACCAACCCTCAGTATTCCAATCTGTTTACTGGCTCCGACCCCTCTAAGCCACGCATGATGACGTCAACCGAATGGGTTTCCTATTTGCGTAAACGCCCAGAGTGGCAGAACACACAGAACGCTGTCCGAGAGTATTCTTCTGCGGCAGATACCCTTAATAAAATATTCGGAGGAATGCGATAATGGCGGCATCAGATATCCTTAAAGCAACTATCTCTAAGTTCCGCTTAAACCCACAGCAACAGCAGGCTGTGTTCGCTTTCTTCGATAGCAAGGTTGCAGATCCAACTGTGGAGTTGAACGACACCACTATTTCGTATTACGTTTCACAGGACCCTGCAATTCAAACAATCTTCGACGAACGATTCGCAGGAAACAAAATCCTCCGTGAACAAGGAAAGACCGAATACTCATACTCTAGTTACGTGGCACTAGAGCAGGAACTACAGGAAGACCTGCGTAACTCTGGCTTTCCGCCAGGGTTTTACGACGATCCGCAGTCAATAGCACGCTTCATTGGTGGAGAAGTATCCCGTGCAGAACTAAGAGACCGTGCCCAGGCCGCCTATGCAGTAGTACGCCAAGCAGACCCAAACACCGTGGCAGAACTAAAGAACCTTTACGGTGTGAACGAAGGCGAATTAGCCGCATACTTCCTAGACCCCACCAAAGCCATGGACGCCATGGGCAAGCGCCTCACGGGGCAAGACCTCATCCGTCGTGTACAAGCCGCTCAGATCGGCGCACAAGCCCGCACACAGGCAGGCATGGGTCTATCAGCACAAGAAGCAGAGCAACTTGCCAACCAAGGCATCACCCAACAAGCGGCACGTGAGGGATTCTCAGCGCTTCAACAGTCACAAGAACTGTTTTCTGCTGTAACACCTGGTGAAGAACAGATCAGTCAGCAAGAACAAATCAGTGGAGTTCTTGGACTTAACGCTGAAGCGGCACAAAGAATTGCAACACGTCGTCGTCGACGTCAAGCAGAATTTCAGCAAGGCGGCGGGTTCGCTACAACACAAACAGGATTATCTGGACTACGCACATCAGGTCAATAACCTAATTGTTGCACAACTAAAAAAATAGTGCTAACTTAAGACCGATCCCGATGGGAGGAACTTAAGGCCTAGCCCCCATAAGCCTTAATGTACCAATGGGGTGTAACAACATAAGTAGCCGTCACAATCCTCCGTTGTGACGTGGACCAAAGGAGAGTGCCAATGTCAGATTTCGCAGATGAGTTCTACGAGGACGACGATCAACCGCAGGAAACCAACCCCGTCAGGGCGAGGATGAAGCAGTTGGAGAAAGAAAACCGTGAGTTCAAAAAACAACTTGCGGAAGCCGAAACAGCCCGACGAGAAATGAACTTTCTTAAGGCAGGAATTGATCCTACCGAACCGAAGTTCAAATACTTTGTTAAGGGTTACGACGGTGAACTTTCCCCAGAAGCAATCAGAAGTGCGGCTGAAGAAGCACAGTTGATTACACCCAAACAGGAAGTCGATGATGCTGACAAGCAAGCGTGGCAAACGACAAACAAAATTGCCGC